GGTATATATTATGTAAAAAATCAAAGTCCGTCAACAATAAAGTTGTCATTAAGTAAAGAAAATTTATTTAATGGAAATTATTTATCAATAACTGGAGAAATAAGTGGAAAATTTTCATTTTTGGAATTTAATGATATTAATCTAAACTTAAAGAGTGTTTCCTCCCAAAGGTTGTTACGTAAAATAAGCAACCCTACTAATGAAAGTGATGTTTATCAAACTAATTACGGAACTACTGGGATATTCATTAATGGAGTAGAATTATTAAATTATAAATCAAAAGATAAAATATTTTATGGACCAATAGAAAGTATTAATGTATCTTCTGGTGGAGAAGGGTATGATGTTATTAATCCACCAGAAGTAAATATTTTAGATACTTTAGGCACTGGATGTGTTGCACATTGCAGTGTTGTTGGTGTCCTTGAGAGGATTGACATTCTTGATGAAGGATTTGATTACCTAGATCCTCCTGTTATAACAATAACAGGAGGCAATGGCGTAGGAGCATCTGCAGAAGCTAATTTAGGACAATTTGAGCATTCTACATCTTTTAATTCAGAAAATATATCTTTATTGGATTTTACAAATAATGTAATCGGATTTAATACGTATCATAAGTTTAGAAATTATGAAAGAGTAATATATCAAACTTTCGGACAAACATCTCTATCTGGTTTGACTACAAATTCGGAATATGTTGTAAAAACTATTGGAATTTCTTCTATTCAATTATTTAAATCTTTAGATGATGCTATCTTGGGAATCAATACTATTTCATTTTCTTCATCTGGAAAGGGGGTACATGAATTTAAATCTACCAAGAAAAAAAATAAAATAAAATCCATATCAATTAAAAATTCTGGAAGTGGTTATTCAAATAAGAAAAGAACTACTTTACCGATCGGTATTAATACGGCCTCAAATACGATTAATATTAATAACCATGGATATCTTGATGGAGAAATTGTTAGATATGATGCAACAGGAATTTCTATTTCTGGGTTAAGTTCTGGGACATCTTATTATCTTAAAAAAATTGATAATGACAATTTTAAATTGTCTAAGATAGGAATAACAACAGAACAGAAAGATTATTTTTATAAGACAAATCAATTTATAAATCTATCATCTATTGGTTCAGGTTATCATATTTTTAATTATCCACCAATAGAAGTAAAAATAAGTGGAAAAATTGGAATACAGACGCACCCCGGTCAAAATTTTAATGCAGTGATAAAACCAGTTTTTAGAGGAAAAGTAGAAGATATTTTTGTCGAATTTGGAGGAACTTCTTACGGAACAGATGAAATAATTAACTATAATAGACAACCATCTATAAGTCTTTCTTTCGGTTCTGGTGCAGAAATTACTCCTATTGTTTCGCAAAATGGAAGTATTGTCGATATAATAGTGCAGTCTGGAGGTTCTGGGTATAATAGCCAACCAAACATAGTTGTGAGTGGATCTGGCAGCGGCGCAGTATTAGTTCCAATTATATCTAATGGTTCAATTAAAGATGTAAAAATTATTTCAGGTGGAGGCGGATATTCCCAAAATAATATCGCTGTTAGCATTATTTCTTCTGGTTCTGGATTTAATTATGATGCAAAAATAAAGTCTTGGACAATCAATTTATTAGAAAGAGTATTGGGAGATAATGCTAGAATCTCTAATGAAGGTGGTGTTTTATCAAACTCTAATTTTGGATTAAAATACACTCATATGTATGCACCGGAAACATTGAGATCAATATCTTATAGAGAAATTAGCGATGGATTATTAATTTCGGATATTGAAAATGATAATTCTAACGATAATCTTTATCATTCTCCTATTATTGGATGGTCTTATGATGGAAATCCAATTTACGGTCCATATGGATATTCATCCCCTAGCGGATCTTCTGGAGTAAAATTATTAAAAAGTGGTTATAAATTGGATATTAAAGAAAATAGACCAATTTCTTATCCACCGGGATTTTTTGTAGAAGATTATGATTTTTTTGCAACAGGAGATCTTGATGAGAATAATGGAAGATTTTGCATAACTCCGGAGTTTCCTGCAGGAACATACGCATATTTTTGTACCCTCAATGAAAGTAAAAACCCAGAATTTCCATATGTTATAGGAAATACATATAAGTCAAAACCAATTGATTTTAATTTTGAATTACTATCGAATGATCAATATATTGATTTAAATAAAACAGATTGGATTAGAAATACTACACCATATAATTTATTGAATAAAAGGAGTGGTTATGACTATATTTTGGATATTAGTAACAATAAAATATCCACAATTTCGAATATTTTAGTTGGTTCTATTTCTTCTATTGCTGTCATAAGTGAAGGAAATAATTATAAAGTAAATGATGAAGTTATTTTTAATGGAAATGAAAATAAAACAAAATGTTATGTATCTGAAATTAAAGGTAAGAAAGTATCGCAAATTGGAGTCAGTTTGACTTCTTTTGAAAATGTGGAATTATTTCCACAACAGCAAGGTTCATATTTTCTAGGTTTTTGTGAAGTTCCCCACGGACTAAAAAATAATGATATTATATCAATATCTGGTTCTTACGAGTTTAACAAAGTATCTCCGATTACAATTAATCAAAATATATTAGTATTAACTTCTGGGATAGGAACTACTGGAAATACTGGGATTGTTACATATTTTGGAGTTTCTGGTATTTTGGACTATCCAAATATTAGAGAAAATGATATTTACAATATTTTCGGTGAAGATGTAAAGATTTTAAATATTGATAAAGAATCTTCCAGAATAAAAGTTCTCAGAAATCGTAATAATATTTCTGGTATTTCTTCTTATTCTGCTGGAAGTTTATTAACTGAAAAAACAAGAAAATTTAAAGTCAATCTAGGTATAACTTCCAGTTTTTATAATTATGTACCAAATACTGAGTTTTATTTTGATCCCCAAGAGTCTTTAGCCAAAGGAACTTCTGGCATTACTTCTACTCTATATTTTTCCAATCCTGGATCAGGAGTTACTTCCACAACAATTCCAATAAAAACAATTTACCTGCCTAATCATAATTTACAAACCGGAACGAAATTAATATATTCTAATAATGGTGGCAATTCCATATCAGTATCTACAAACACTACTTCATCATTTACTTTGAATGATAATTCAATAGTATATGCTGTAAGAATTAATAATAATTTAATTGGAATTTCTACAGATAAGGTTGGGATAAATTCCAACGGAAACTACATTGCAATTGGCACTTCATCTTCATCTGCAGATACTTTATATTTTGTTGGCAGCGGAAATGGTTCTTATCATAGTCTAAAAACAGATTATTTGGATAATTTGAGTGTAGAAATTTTAAATTCTCAAGTTACTGTTTCCACAGCATCTAGTCATGGTCTAAATTTAAAAGATACTGTTAAAGTGTCGATTAAATCTGGTATTACAACAACTGTTGTTGTTAAATATGATGATTACCATAGAAGATTATTAATCAACCCTAAACAAATTGAAGATATTGATTTAATAGAGGATACTTTAACGATAACAAATCATGGATACTCCACTGGAGATAAAATAGTCTACAGTGCAATCAGTCCAATAGGCGGATTAAATAATAAAGGTATATATTATATCGTTTCTGTTAGTAAAAATAAATTTAAATTAGTAAATACATTTTTTGACTCACAAAAACAACTAGTAGATGCAATTAATCTTACTGCATTGGGTACCGGAACAGTTTCTTCAATCAATCCTCCACTAAATTTTATCAATGGACAGACAATAGTATTTGATCTTTCGGATAGTTCTTTATCATATACTAGTTCTTCTACAAAACCTGCATTTGATTTTAATCTATATACAGATTCGCAATTTAAAAATAAGTTTGAATTCTCTGGGTTAAGTCAAGTATCAGAAGTAACAAAAGAAGGAATAATTGGAATAGATGCCACTGCAAAACTAACAATAAGCACAACAAATAATTTACCAAAAAAACTTTATTATAATTTAACACCAATAAATCTTGATAATAACTTAGAAACAAAAATTGAAATTATTTCAGATAATGAACAACAAAATAACAACATAATAACATTTGGTGAAAGTAATTATTCCGGAGAATATATTATTTCTGGAATAACAACAAACACTTTCCAATATAGTTTGTCAAATATTTCGTCAAACGAAGGTAATTATACTCCATCAAATTCCATAATAAATTATACAACAACTTCATTATCTGCTTTTGGTGGAGTTGAAAAAATTGTAGATAGGGATAAGAACAAAAAATATAACACGATCCCGCCAATTTCCGAAATTAATACTAACACTGGTACTAATTTATTGGTCGATGCAGTTAGTAGCAATATTGGTCGTATTAATAAAACTAAATTAAATGATATAGGATACGATTACCCTTCAGATTTAACAATAAGACCCAAAGCTAAAATTCCCCAAGTATTGAAATTAGAATCTTTATCTATTTTTGAAAGTATTGGAGTAACTTCCACTGGAATTAATTACAATTCTCCTCCAGATTTGGTAGTCATCGATAGTTTGACAAATCAAATAGTTGACGATGTTGAATTGCAGTATATTCTTGGAGAAAATAACGTTACAATAGTCAAAAATACTGCGGGTATTGGAAATTTGCCGCCAATTATAATACCAACAAATAATTCAAATGGAGTTGGAATTAATTCCATAAGTTATGATGAAATTACAAAAGATGTAACAATAATTATCAATGGAACTTATTTAAATGAATCTCAGTTTCCCTTTGATGTTGGAGATGAAATACTAGTCGAAAATGTAAATGTTATTTCTGGATCTGGAAAAGGATATAATTCGGAAAATTACAATTATGAATTTTTTACAGTAAAAACAATTACAATTAATCCCGGAATAACAACAAATCCAAGTATCACGTACAATATTGCAGATGTAATAGAATCTGATCTTCCAGGTACTTATGATAATACATTTATAAGCGGTAGTGTAGTTCCGGTTAAAAATCTTGCAACATTTAAGTCTGTTTTAACCAGATTTCCTTATTTAATTGGGGAGGAAGTCGTATCAAAAGAATCAAGGGGAATTGTTGAGCATTGGGATAGTGATAATTCTTATCTAACAATTCTCAGTAGTGATGATTTTGAAGTTGGTAGTAGTATTTTTGGAAAAATATCAAATACACTTAATTCTATATCCAAAATATACAAAACAGATAATATTTTCTATGAGGTTTCTTCATCATCAGTAAATAAATACGGATGGGAAACGGAGACTGGATTTTTAAATAATGATCTTCAAAGAATTCATGATAACGATTACTATCAATATTTTTCTTATTCATTAAAATCTGAAGTTCAATTGAATGACTGGGATGAAATAGTTAGCAATTTAAATCATACTTCTGGATTTAAAAAATTTAGTAATCTTATTGTTGATAGTAATACTGGAATTTTGACCGCAAGTAATATTACAACTCAGGATAGTGACATTAGTAGTTTTGCAGAAATAGATAGTTTTGTTGATGTAAATTGTGTTTTTGATTTTGACTCTGTAGCAGAAATTTCCGTTCAATTTCCAGATAGATACAAATCAAATCAACTTTATATTCAAAATACTTTACTTAAAGATTATTTTGAAATGATTGGCAATAGAGTACTGATATTAGATGATATATCCGATATATTTGATAGTTCTAGACAAGATTTTGAAATCACTACAAATAATTATCCAATATTTAAAAGAGAATTTGTTGGTTCTGCAGTGAGTATATCCGATAATATTATTAATATTCCTAACCATTTTTTTGTTACTGGAGAAGAGATTGTATATATTTCTCCAACGGACGGAACTGGAATAGGAATAGCAACAACTTCTATCGCAGGTATAGGATTGACAGATCTTTTGCCACCAAAAATTTATATTGTAAAGGATAGTGAATTTGGTGTCAGAATTTCTGCTTCAGCATCAGAGTCGCTATTGGCAATACCTACAGTTCTTCAAATTAGTGACGTTGGCACAGGAACTACTCACACATTTTTATCTAAAAAGCAAAACACGAGGGCATTAATCACAATAGATGGCATTATCCAATCTCCTATTGTTTCAACTTCAGTAACAACTTCTACAACCTCCACAATATCAATCGGGACAGATTTAATACCGATCATCGGCGTTAGCTCTATTTTTGCAGGAAATTACATAAAAATAGATAATGAGATCATGAAAGTTTTATCATCAGATAATAATCAAATATCAGTAATTAGAAATACACTTGGAACAGGTTTAACATCTCATGATTCGGGAAGTTTGGTCACTAAAATTAAGGGTAATTATAATATAATAGAAAATACATTATATTTTACTGAACCTCCTATCGGAAAAACTCCTATAGAAACATCATTGCCGGATGAGTTAGATTTTGTTGGAATTGTTACAAATTCGTCTTTCTCCGGAAGAGTCTTTTTAAGATCAGGTATAATTGATACTAATAATGAAACATATGAAACAAATTATGTTTTTGATGATATTTCTAGTCAGTTTGATGGATTAAATAAATCATTTGAATTAAAATACGAAGGGCAATCTATATCGGGTTTTTCTACTGGAAATTCTATTATTACTATAAATAATGTTCTTCAAACTCCAAATGGATTTAATGTTACTGGAGACTATTCGTTAGAAGAGAATTTGGGCATAAGTACAATAAACTTTACCGGAACTGCTTCTTCTGTTTCATACGATACAAACACTGCAAATCTTCCTAGAGGGGGTATCATTGTTTCTGTAGGGTCTACTCAAGGATTTGGATATCAACCTTTAGTTTCTGCTGGAGGTACTGCAATAGTCTCTTCTGCAGGAACAATACAATCTATTTCTATTGGAAATAGTGGTTCTGGATATAGATCAGGAATTCAAAATATTATTAATGTTGGTGTCAAAACTTACAACAATGGAGTGCAAAATATTGAATTTATTGGAATTGCTTCTGTTTTAAATGGAAATGTAGTTAGTGTTAATATCACAAATCCAGGTTTGGGATATACTACATCAAGTCCACCCACTGTGGTATTCGACTCTCCACTATCATATTCAAATATCCCATTGGTTTACAGTTCAATATCTTCTGGAGTTGGAACTGGTGCAAAAGTTGACATTATTGTTGGCCAAGGTTCAAGTGTTATTTCTTTTGAACTAACTAACTTTGGATATGGATATGAGAATGGAGATATTTTAACAGTATCAATCGGTGGCACAACAGGTATTCCCACTACCGGCAATTCCTATGAAGAATTTAATCTTACTGTAGATCAAATATTCACTGATGATTTTTCTGGATGGTATCCAGGAGATTTTGAGGTTTTTGATCCGTTGGATAATTATTTTAACGGATCAAGAAAATCATTCCCAATAAGATTAAATAATGTTCCCACAACAATTGCAAGTAAAAAGGGTTCTAATTTGAATCCAGAATCTGCAATTTTACTTTTTATAAATGATGTCCTACAAATTCCCGGAAATGGATATAGATTTGATGGAAGTATTATAACTTTTGATGAACCACCAAGAGGAACTACCGGAGAAGAAACTGGGGATAAATCTAAAATTCTTTTCTACAAAGGTACTTCAAGTATAGATGTTATATTTAAAAATTCAATAGAAACAATTAAAATTGGAGATACTGTACAATTGTCTGGAGATGATTTGCGATATAAACAAGATAAAAGACAAGTTATGGACATTAAATCTCCAGTAATAATCGAAACAAATGTCTATTCTGGACCAGGAATTAATACCGATAGTTCGTATTTGAGACCTATTAATTGGTGTAGACAGACTAGTGATAAGTTTATTGGTGGATTAGAAGTAACAAAAAATAGAGAATTGTATGAACCATTAATTTATCCAGCAACTAATATTATTCTAGGTGTTTCTACTGAATCTAATGAAATTTTTGTTGAAAGTGTTAAGACATTCTTCGACAATCAAAGAGAAGGGCCAACATATGATGTTATACTTCAATCACAAGATCAAAAGGTAGGCGCAGTTGCTAATGCAATTCTTACAGGTGATCAAGTTTCTTCTATAGAAATAACAAATCCAGGAAAAGGTTATGTTACTTCACCAACAATTACTATTGCATCTCCTACTGGAATAGGATCTACTGCAATTGCATTTGCTACCGTTTCTGACGGATCTGTTAGTGGGCCAATTACTCCAGTTGATTTTGGATCAGGTTATACTAATATTCCGGAAGTTATTATTTCGACACCAGATCCAATAGCGGAATTTATTGAAGATGTTAGTTATGAAGGTGATTTTGGAATCATAACTGGAATACAAACTTCAACATATGGGGGTTCAAATGCATTAATATTTGACCTTTATATTCCAAATAATTCATATCTCAAAGATGTGTCAGTTGTTGGGACGGCTTTTACTGTAAGTGAAATTAAGGAAAATTATTATTTTGTAGTTTCAAATTCAAATATCAGTGGAGTATCCACTTCAAAAACTGTGTCTGGCAACACTATAGGAACATCAAATTATATTGATAATGTATATCAAGTCGCGTCTGTCAGTATTGGAAGTACTTTTGTTCCGGGCGAAACTGGATTAGTTGATGTGGCAAAAGTGACGGTAAAAGTAGATTACCCCAACTCAATTGGAGTTGGTTATAGCAATTATTACGGAAATTATAGTTGGGGAAGAATTTACAACTTTAAGAGAAGAGACAAATCTCCAAAATCTTTTGATGCGTATAATGAAAATGGATATTTGGGAATTTCATCTTCACCTATTCTTTATAGATATTCTCCATTAAAATACCAAGATTATAATTCATAAATAGATAAAAAACCTAGAAAATGTCCGCAATTATAACTGACCAATTAAGAATTTTATCTGCCAGAAATTTTATTTCTGGCATAAGCTCTTCGAATAATTCTTATTATTTGTTTGTTGGATTACCAAATAATTTGGAATATAGTCTCTCTTGGAATTCAAACCCATTAGATCCCAAAGACAGTTTTGATGAAGAAAATGACTATTGGGATACGATGATTGCTATGAAAAAAATTAATTCAGAGGATACGAGACAAGTTATTAGAAGAATAAATTGGACATCTGGATTGACATATGATATGTATAGGCATGATATTGATAGGAATAATAAATCGAAACCATCCGATAGCACAAATCTATATTCGTCAAATTTTTATGTCGTAAATAGAGATTATAGAGTTTACATATGTCTCTATAATGGCATAAACCCAGATAATCCAAATGGAAGACCATCTCTCGATGAACCAACTTTCACTGATTTAGAACCAAAACCAGCAGGAAGTAGTGGAGATGGTTATATTTGGAAATACTTATATAGTATTAGTCCCTCAGAGATTAATAAGTTTGTTACTTCGGAGTATATTCCAACGCCTAAAGATTGGTTTACAAGTCCCGAAAATTTTCCTATTCGTACTAATTCAGAAAGTGGTGGGCAATTGAAAATTATCACCATAACTGATAGGGGAGAAGGTTTAGGTGCAAATCAATCATACCAAAATGTTCCAATTAAAGGTAATGGGGAATCAGCAACTGCAACTATAATTACAAATAGTGAAGGGAAAGTTGAGTCTATCACTGTGTCAAATGGTGGTAGTGGATATACTTATGGAAGTGTAGATTTGGAAGGTGGAAATGTTCCTACTGGAACTACCAGACCAAAATTTAATGTAATAATTCCACCAATGGGTGGCCATGGCGCAAATATATATCGAGAACTGGGTGCATATCGAACTATAATATATTCTAGATTAGAAAATGATACAGATAACCCAGATTTTACTACTGGAAACTCTATAGCAAGAATTGGTATTGTTGAAAATCCTTTACAATATAATACTAATTCTTTACTCAATGATACAAAGGTAAGTGCCCTCAGCGCATTAAAATTAGTAGGACCTGCTGGAAATGAGGATTTATATAGAAACGTTGCATTTATATCAAATTCTACAATAACGCAAACGATAGGAACAGGAATTACAGCAGTTGGTAGAGTTGTATCATACGATCCAAGTACTGGAATATTAAAATACTGGCAAGATAAGAGAATGGTTGGATTTAATACTAATGGTACAAGAAATACTTCTCCAATTTATGGATTTGAAGAAAAAAAATTCACAGCATCTCCAACTGGAATCGGAACAGTTCTTATAACTGGAGGAACATCAAATTTGTACATAGATACAAATTTTGGTACTGAGTCTAATCCGGGCATCAATACTGTAATAAATAATAGAACATATAATCTTGGACAACCTTTTATCGCCGGCGTATCAAACCCAGAAGTTAAAAAATATTCTGGCAATATAATTTATGTCGATAATAGACCTTCGATTACTAGATCTCAAAACCAAAAAGAAGATATCAAAGTTATTTTGCAATTCTAAAGAATTATGCCACAGGAAACTAATCTCAACGTCTCTCCATATTTTGACGATTTTGATATTGATAAGGACTATTATAAAGTCTTATTTAAACCAGGTTATCCAGTACAAGCAAGGGAACTGACAACTTTACAGTCAATTCTACAAAATCAGGTTGAGCAATACGGAAAGCATATTTTTAAAGAAGGTTCGGTAGTAATTCCCGGACAATTAAGATACGAAAACCCACTTTATGCCGTAGAAATTGAAGAGTCTTTTAATGGAATTCCAATTTCTTTATACTTTGATCAATTCTTAGGAAAAAAATTAAGAGGTTCTTCCAGTGGTGTTACTGCAGAAGTTGTATATCTTTTAAAGAATACGGATTCTGAAAGAGGAAATTATACACTATACTTGAAATATCTTACTAGTGGTGGCGAAGACTTTACTAATCGCATTTTCCAAAGTGGAGAAACATTAACTCTAGAAACTCCACTAACTTATGGTAACTTTACAATTCAAGTTGGACAAGGAGTTTGCAATACAATTTCAACTAATGCAACTTCTGAGGGTTCTGGTGTATCTGTAGCGGAAGGTATTTATTTTGTTAGAGGTGTATTTGCCAGAGTATCCGCACAAACTATTATTTTAAGTCAATACTCCATTTCTCCTTCATATAAAGTTGGTTTTGATATTATTGAACAAGTAATCTCTGCAGATGAGGATGAAAGTTTATTTGATAATGCCCAAGGATTTTCAAATTATTCTGCTCCAGGCGCAGATAGATTCAAAATAACTTTAGAGCTCTCAAAAAGAAACATAGATGATTTAGATACAAATAATTTTGTAGAAATACTGAGAGTTCAAAATGGAGTACCTCAGTTTTTTGATAAGAATGCACAATATAATCTAATTAGAGATGAACTAGCTAGAAGAACTTTTGACGAGTCTGGTAACTATTTTGTAAGACCCTTCTCACTTTTTGTAAGAGATAGTTTAAATGATAGGGTTTTGAGCGAGGGTATTTATTTTAAAAATCAAAGAACGATTGGGGGAAATAATCCATCAGAAGATTTGATGGTTTATCAAATTGGACCAGGTAAGGCATATGTAAATGGTTATGATGTCGAAACTATTGCACCAAGACTTTTAGACGTTCCCAAACCAAGAACTACTCAGACAACAGATACTGAAGTTATTCCATTCAATGCAGGATCTTTATTCATAGTTAATAACACATATGGTTTCCCTTCAATTGGACTTGGAACAAATACAACAGTGAGTTTAATGGACTCTCGTATTGGAGAGTCTCCTAGCGTTGCTACAGGAACTACAATTGGTCTCGCTAGAATATATGATTGTGTTCCGGAATCCAGTTATATTGATGACACTAGCAGATTTAATTTAAGACTATTTGATATCAGAACATATACAAAGATAGGACTTACTACTTCCTTTGGGGGGACTGGTCTTTCTACTCCTTGTTTTATTGAAGGTAAAAGAAGTAGGGCAACTGGATACCTCAAAGAATCAGTATCCGCAACTGGTACTGAATTGACTCTATATGAAACAACTGGCAATTTCCTAGAAAATGAACAAATTGTAGTAAATGGTATTGACAACGGAAGACTAATTCAATCTGTAATTGATTATTCAATCTCCGATATAAAATCAATCTATTCTCAGGTTGGAATCAACACATTTAATGCAGATTTAGTTCTTTCTAGAGGTTCTTACATTGCAAAACCTGGAACCACATTTAGAGTTGATAATGGAGTAGTATCTGCAGGCCTGAATAACGTATTCACCAAACTCGTAAAAATTGGTGACATAGTATCATATGCAAGTACAACTTTTACTGGGGATCCAATCTACAATAAAGTAACTTCAATTGGTGCTGGTGGAACATCATTTACTATTACTGGAATTACTACTGTCGCTGATATTTGTGACGGTGCTTTACCTGCAGGGTCTTTTGATGTTGCAAATATTATTAAAGTAGCACCATCTATTGATTCTACAAATTCATCTCTTTTAACGCTCTTAAACATAGATAATGTATCTTCGGTCAATTTTGAGGGAAATGAAGTCATTCAAAGACGCTCATATAATGTTGCATCTTTTTCGGGTAGTTCAATATCAGTTACAATTGATCCTTCGGACGCTGATATTTTCTTTGATTCCTTTGACGAGGACAGATTTTTAATTACCTATTCTGATGGTGATATTGAACCACTAAGATCTGATCAATATAATGTCAGTCTTGATGGAAAAACAATTACATTTAATGGATTAACAAAGTCAAGTGGGACTGATGTAATTGTTATTGCGACAGTTAGAAATATTAGACCAAGTTCAAAATCTAAAAAATTCAATAAAGTTTCTTCATTAGTAATTTCAAATTCAAGTCTTGTAAATTCCGGAATCGGAACTACAACTTTGAATGACGGACTTACTTATAGTAATGTCTATGGTACAAGAGTTCAGGATAAAATTATTAGTTTAAACGTACCTGATGTAGTTAGGGTTCTTGCTGTTTATGAGTCCAATAGTATAGGAGAACCAGCATTACCAACTTTATTAATTTCTGGTAATCCAGACAATAATCAAAATTTTGTTGTTGGTGAATATATTGAAGGTAGGGATTCTGGCGCAACTGCAATTATAACCAGAAAAATAGATACAAATAAGTTAGAATACGTATATCTTAACACCATTCAATTCTCTGTAGGAGAAGTCGTTGTAGGAAGTGAATCTGCTGAGGAAGCAATTATCTCTTCTAAAGTTTTGGGTGACAAGAATATCACAAAGAACTTCCTACTTGATGATGGGCAAAGAGATACTTTCTATGATTACTCCAGAATTATTAGGAAAAGTAATCTACAAGAACCAAATAAAAAACTAAAAATTATATTCCAAAATTATACAATAGATTCTTCAGATACTGGCGAATTTATTACTGCTAATAGTTACAATGCAGAGAACTTTAAGTATGATGTTCCATCATATCAAAATTATAGATTAACCGATTACATTGATATTAGACCTCGTGTCGCACCTTATGAATTATCATCAAAATCTCCATTTGAGTTTTCTTCAAGGAATTTTGCTTTTGATGGACAATATTCCGAGTATACTCTGTGCCCTGGAGAAAATCTAATTCTTTCATATTCATATTATGTCGGAAGAATTGATAGAGTTTTCTTAAATAGTGATGGAACTTTTGATGTTGTTCAGGGAAATCCTTCTTTAACACCAGTTCCACCACCACTCAAATCAAACTCTTTAGATATTGCAACAATTTCTATTCAACCTTACGTTTATGATGTAAAAAATATAAGTGTTATTATGTCAAAATATAAGAGATACAGAATGTCTGACATCTCTTTACTTGAAGATAGAATTCAAAGAGTTGAAAGATTCACAACACTCTCTATGCTTGAGAGTAAAACAGAAAACTTCACCATCAGAGATGCGGAGACTGGTTTAGATAGATTTAAGTGTGGATTTTTCGTAGACAACTTTAGTTCGCAAGAATACCACGATTTAGCAAATCCAGTGTATAGAGCTTGTATTGATACAAGTACTAATACTTTAAGACCAGTACATTATACAACTGCTATTGATCTACAATTAGGTTCGGAGGCAATTAGTGGTGTTGGTCAGACTTTCAAACCAAATGTTGATCAAAGTTACGTCACTGACTTGGGTTCTCCAAATATTAGAAAAACGGGAGACTTAATCACTCTAAATTACAATGAAGTTCAATATTTTGAACAACCTTATGCAACTAAGACTGAAAGTGTAACACCATTCTTAGTTAGATATTGGCAAGGCACTGTAACTCTCAATCCATCTTTCGATAGTTGGATTGAAGAGAAGAAAATAACAACTACATCCATTAATGAAATATCGGAAACTATTGATAGAGAAGATCAGAATATTACAAATGTAGAAAATGTAACGATAGATAGAGAGGTTTGGACAAATCCACCAATAACACAAACGGGTACAAATTCATTTGACTGGATTGCTAATGCACGAAGTGTTTTGGCAGGTGTTCAAGGTCTTGGTGGAATAGCAGTTAGATTTGATCCGCGCCAAAATTCTACTAATACAACAGCGCATGGTGCTGGATTACGTAGAAATGTCATTGGAAGTGATATTATACAACTTAATGTATGGAAGAGTAGAGTTACTCAAGCAGATAGAAATTTAATAAATCAACTTTTACCACCAGACGTAGCAGCACAGTTTTTAACTGCAATTGATACTAGAAATCGTAACGCACGTGCAGTAATTAATTTTACTCCCGGACAACCTCCAACCATTACGGAAAGTAGAGAAACTACAACAACTACAGAATCAACTTCAAATACGACAACTCTTATTGTCCCAGAAGAAGTTATAACTGCTGATACAACTTCAACTTCTATCTCCAATTATACTGAAGAAGTAAGATTCTTAAGAAGCAGAAATATTGAATTTGATGCAAAAGGATTGAGACCTGTTACAAAATTCTATAGTTTCTTTGAGGGAATTGATGTGCAAAATTATATAATTCCAAAATTATTAGAAGTTGAAATGATTTCTGGCAAATTTGAAATTGGAGAAACTGTAGAATCTGACCCCCACTTCACCTCACAAAAAATAAGATTTAGACTTTGCAAACCAAATCACAAAACCGGACCTTTTGATGGTTCAAATCCACCATCAATCACAACGCCAATTCCTGTTGTAGATTTTACTACTGGAGAAGTTCTTCCACAGGATCCAAATCTACAAGCAAGACCGGATATTTTTAGGTTCAACCCATATACTCAGCAATCAATTCCGGAAGATTATAGCGAATCTTCTACTTTCTTAAATGTTGATACTCGTGCATTAGAACTTCAGACAGAAACTGAATATTATGGAATGATTGCACCCAATATGAAACTTATTGGAAAAACTTCAGGTGCGGTCGCAAGAATTTCTAATATCAGAATCATTTCTGATAATTTTGGAAGATTGCTTGGTTCTTTATACATCCCAGACCCAAATGTTCCAAGTAATCCAAAATGGGTTAATGGAAGCAATACCTTTACTTTGATTGATACTCCAACATTAGAAAATTTGGGCGATATTTACCAAGAATTTATATCAAATGCAAGAATTAATGAAAGTTCTGCAGAGGCTGAATTTGCTTCATTGGCGACAGCAAACGTAGAGGAAACTAACATTTTAACTACAAGAAACATAACAATCTTAACTAGTTATAATGTAACTACAACGACTATTACAAATACAACAACAAATACAACAACTGTTGCACAAACACAGACTGGAGGGACTGGAGGATCAGATCAAGTTAGAATTTGGGAAAATCATGACCCATTAGCACAATCCTTCTATGTCCGCGATAATACTGGAATATTCTTAACCTCAGTTGAAGTTTTCTTCGAGACAAAAGATGAAAATATCCCAGTAACTCTTCAGATTAGACCTATGATTGCTGGGGTTCCTAGCAACTTAGTAGTCCCATTCTCAGAAGTTACTCTTACACCCGACGAAATCAATCTTTCCTCCGATGGAACTATTCCAACAAAAATAACTTTCCCATCTCCAGTATATCTACCTGGACCTCAGCAACTAGAAGTCAGACAAGCACCACTTGGTAGTCAGCAAAGTTCTGAGTTTGCTATTGTTCTTCTTTCCGGAAGTCCTCAATATAGAGTGTTTATTGCTGAACTTGGCAGAAATGCTATGTTGCCAGGAGATAGTCCAAATGCAGGAACTGGAATAAGATTGTCAGCACAACCAACTTTGGGAAGTTTGTTTAAATCGCAAAATGGTTCAACTTGGTCCCCTGCACAGTTAGAGGACCTAAAATATAGACTTTATCGTGCAGATTTTGCTAATGAAGGTCTGGTTAGATTCTTCAATCCAAAACTTGATCTTGGCAACAAAAAAGTAACAATAAGTGGTTCAAATCAAATTCAACCACTTTCTAAGAAGATTCTTGTAGGACTTGGGTCTATTGGATATGATGCAGATAATGTAGTTCCTGGAGTGTCCTTAGTTCAAGGGTCAGCAACAGGTGAACTGGTTGGAATCGCAGGAAGTATTGCATCCGGTATTGGACTGGGAGTTTCTATTACAAATCCTGGATTTGGATACACTGCAGGAACATTCTCTGACATTGCTTTGAGAACAGAAACTGGAAGTGGTAAAGGAGCTGTTGCAACAATTGGCGTAACTGCATCCGGAATAACCACAGTTACAATAACTAATGGCGGATTTGGATATCAACTCGGAGATTCTTTACTTATCCCAGAAACTGGATTCGGTCAAAATGTTGGATTTGGTGGAAAACTAACGGTAACTAATATTGCATCAAATAATACATTTATTATTGATAATGTTCAAGGACAATTTTCGGTTGGAATTAATACTTTAAATTACATAAATTCTTCTGGAATTGCAACACAGACAGGAATCGGAGTTACTATTACTGAAATCTTTGAAGATCCTTACTATGATGGTCTTCATATGAAGATTTTACATATGAATCATGGAATGCATTCATCCGAGAATTATCTGAGAATAAGTTCATTCAGACCTCTACAATCCGAAGTTAATTCTAAATTAACAGCAGCAATTACACCTACAGACACTACAATTCCAATTACGTCATCTACTGGATTCGAAACCTTTGAGAGAGTTGCTGTAGATGCTTCCAATCCTGGTTATGTAATTATTGGAGATGAAGTAATTTCTTATACTGGTTATAGCGCAACAAGTCTCACTGGCGTAGTTAGAGGAATTGATGGAACTCAAGCGCAATCTTATGATTCTGCACTACCTGTTTATAAGTATGAATTTAATGGTATTTCATTGAGAAGAATTAACAAAGTACACAATTTTGCGGAGGTTGATGAAAATCATCCAACCGAAATTAATTCATACTTTATTAAGATTGATACGTCAGATACTGATGGAATTGGTTCAGATAGAACAAATGATTTATACTTTAATGAGACCTTACAAACTGGAGGACCAGGAACAATTCTCACAAATAATATTCAGTTTGAAGCAATTACACCTAATGTATCTTATATTATTCCAGGAAAAACAAATCTTGAATGTAGAATTAGAACCTTTACTGGAACAAGCATAGGTGGAAATGAGAAGTCATTCTTGGATGATGGATTCCGTTCCATTCCGCTAGATGAAACTAGTTATTTCAGCAATCCAAAATTAATTTGTTCTGACATTAATGAGCAAAAGTTCATTACAGAATCACCAGGAAGTAAATCATTTACAATGGAATTCTTAATGAATACTGTTGATTCTAGAGTATCGCCAGTTATTGATACAATCAGAGTTGGTGCAGTTTTGACATCCAATCTAATTAACAGTCCTTATGGTGTAAATGAGAATTCCAATTACGCTAATGATGATACTGTAAGAAGTCTCTTCAATGATAAGCACTCAACGATTTATATTTCTAAACCAGTAAGACTAAAAATCCCAGCAAATTCTATCAAGGTTTTACTTTCCGCAACTCGTAATGAGTCAAATGATGTTAGAGTTCTCTATCAACTCTTTAGAGACGATGCTCCACAGGCATCTGAAAATTATGAATTATTTCCAGGCGCAGCCAACTATCAAGTTGATGGTCAAGGTATTAAGAGAGTTATTGACCCATCCCTGAATGATGGATCTCCGGATACATTTGCAAGACAAACAAACGATTCCTCTTTCCGTGATTATGAGTATAGTGTAGATGACCTACCCGACTTTAATGCCTTTGCTATTAAGATTGTAATGGCAGGAACAAATCAAGCAACTCCTCCATTGATTCGTCAATTAAGAGCAATTGCTACTATCAAACCCAGGATTTGATTATGGAATATATTAAAGTGAAAGATAAAGACCACCTTGCAAGAGATATGAATTCAAATGGAATTGTAAATTTTGATATGAAGGGTTATGAGAAATATATTGAGAACTACAAAAGAGTTTACAGTGAATCTCAAAAAATTAAAAATCTCGAGAGCGAAATGAGTGAAATTAAAGATGATTTAAATGAAATTAAAACTTTATTGAGGAATTTAGCAAATGGATCCAGATAAAATTACTTTAGAAAATATATCTAAATTATTTGAATATGAGAAACTTTCTAGAGACCTAGATAGTATAGATGATATTGAAACTTTAAGAAATTTTGCAAAATCTTATGCAAAACTCTATTTCAAACAACAAGAAGTCATATTAACACTCTAATGGCACAACCATCTACCAGACAAGAACTTATTGATTATTGCAAAAGAAAACTGGGTTCTCCAGTATTAGAAATAAATGTAGCTGATGAGCAAATTGAAGATTTAGTAGATGACGCCATTCAATTGTTCCAAGAGAGGCATTTTGATGGGGTGTATCCAACATTTTACAAATATAAAATAACCCAAGATGACATTGATAGGGGAAGAACTAGAGGGGGATCTTCCCCTGTGGGAATTGCAACAACTACTACAACTGTAAATGTAGCTGGTATACCAGCTACATTTACATACGAAGAAAATAGCAATTATCTTCAAGTTCCACCAAATATTATTGGAGTAAATAAAATTTTTACCTTTGACGGTACAAATACGATTACAAATAATATGTTCAGTGTGAAATATCAATTATTTTTAAATGACGTTTATTATTGGGGTTCAACTGAGTTGTTGAGTTATTCTATGATAAAAACTTACTTAGAGGATCTTGACTTTTTATTAAACACTCAGAAACAAATAAGATTTAATAAAAGGCAAGACAGATTATATTTAGATATTGATTGGTCATCAGTATCTGTCAATAATTACATAATTATAGATTGCTATTCAACGTTAGATCCAAATGATTATTCCAGAGTGTGGAATGATTCTTTTATAAAATTATATTTAACTTCGTTAATTAAGAAGCAATGGGGTCAAAATATGATGAAATTTGTTGGGGTAAAACTTCCTGGTGGTATAGAATTAAATGGAAGACAAATGTATGATGATGCACAGAGAGAGTTGGATGTCTTAATGGAAAAAATGTCTAATACTTACGAACTTCCACCATTAGACATGATTGGGTAAAAAATATGCTAAATCCGTTTTTTCTTCAGGGTTCTAAATCAGAGCAAGGTCTCATTCAAGATCTGATCAATGAACAACTTAGAATGTATGGAGTTGAAGTTTATTATCTTCCAAGGCAATATGTAACAGAAAAAACTATTATAAGAGAAGTTATAGAATCGGAATTTAATAATGCATATCCAATTGAAGCTTACATAGATACTTATGATGGATATGCAGATAATCCAACCATTCTTTCAAAGTTTGGAATACAAGCATTAAATGAAATTACATTAATTATATCTAGAGAAAGATTTAAAAATTATATTTCTCCACTTACAAAAAATGCAATTAATATAAAATTATCAACAAGACCAAAAGAAGGCGATTTAATCTATTTTCCCTTAGGCGAAAGATTATTTGAAATTAAATATGTGGAACATGAGAAACCATTTTATCAACTTCAAGGATTATACACATACCAGTTAAGATGTGAATTATTTAGATATGAAGATGAAATTATTGATACTAGTATTGAAGAAATTGATGGAATAATTAGTGGAGATGATTTAACCGACCCAGAAAAAATTTCTTCAAGTAACCTAATAAGTTTAACGATGGTTGGGTTAGGAGTTACTGCAACGGCAACTGTATCTATAGTTGATGGTGGAGTAAGATACGTAACTATGACTAATAGGGGAGGTGGATATACTAGCACTCCCACAGTTGGATTTTCATCTGCTCCGGTTAATGGAAAAACGGCGGCCGCCGTTGCAAAAATGATTAGCGGAATAGTTGTATGTAACGACAATACCAATCCACAGGCCTCTTCTGTTCAAGAAGTTTTAATTACAAATTCTGGATTTGGATATACAGTGGCTCCAGGGGTAAGATTTATTGGCGGAGGAGGAAGCGGGGCAACAGGAATTTCTTCCATTGGAGATGGTATAGTTGGAATTATTACTGTCACAAATTCTGGTTCCGGATATATAACTTCACCGCCAATAACATTTAATGGTAGTTCTGCAGTCTCTGCAGCTGCAACAGCAGTAGTATCTACTGAAGGATCTATTGCTGCCATTTATATTACAAATGCAGGTCTTGGTTATACAGAAACTCCGACTATTTTTATAGGAGATCCTGCTTTAACTTCAACTGGAAGTTTTATTTTTAATGAAACTATTACTGGATCTCAAAGTGGAGTAACTGCAAAAGTAAAATCTTGGAATTCTATCACAAATATACTTCAAGTTTCAAATGTTAGTGGAACGTTTATTCTTGGAGAAAATATTATAGGATCAGAGTCAAATGCATCACATTATCTAAGATTAATAGATGAATTTCCTTCAGATGATGGATATGCAAATAATGATCAAATAGAAGAGGAGGCGGATAATATTATAGATTTTAGTGAGACTAATCCGTTTGGAATGCCATAAAAAAAATTAATAGATAAATACTATTATTAGTTTTACTATTGAAAGTAGTATTGTAAGTTAATTATATGTTTGAATATTTTTATAACGAAATTCTAAGAAAAACCGTAATAGCATTCGGGTCTCTTTTTAATAATATTTCAATACGCCACACGAATAATAGTGGAGATATTATTAATACAATAAAAGTACCTTTGGCATATGGTCCAACCCAAAAGTTTTTAGCAAGACTTAATGAGTCACCAAATTTAAGTAAACAAACACAAATTACATTGCCAAGAATGTCTTTTGAGTTTACTGGACTAACTTATGATTCTACAAGAAAATCTACTACTACTCAGTATTTTACATCAAAATCAGTTGAGGATGGAACTGAAATAAAAAAAGCATATCTTCCAGTTCCATATAGTATGCAGTTTGAACTAAGTATTATGACTAAGTTGAATGATGATGCTTTGCAGATAGTCGAACAAATTTTGCCGTATTTTCAACCATCATATACTATGACTGTCGATTTAGTAAGTTCAATTAATGAAAAGAGAGACATACCGGTTGTTCTTGAAAATATTACCATGCAAGATGACTATGAAGGTGATTTTAATACACGAAGAGTTCTAATTTACACCTTAAGGTTTACTGCAAAAACATACATCTTTGGCCCAACATCTTCCGCATCTAAAGATATTATCAAAAAATCTACTATCGGATATGTTACTGGAGGAACTACAACATCACCAACAAGAGAAGTGGTATACTCAGTTGAACCAAGAGCGATTCAAAATTATACTGGCATTGTTTTAACTAATCTTACAAGTGATATATCAACTACTGATACAGTAATTACTGTTAATGATGCGAGTTCTATTTTAGTCAATACCTATTTGGATTTGGAAGGAGAAGAAGTATATGTTGTTTCAAAATCGGATAATGTTTTAACTGTTCAAAGAGGTAAAGATGGAACTACTATTACTTCTCACTTGGGAGGTTCTCCAGTTAAATCTATTACTGCGGAAGATAATGCATTAGTTGAGGAAGGTGACGATTTTGGATTTAGTGGATCGCTTTTTTAGTAAATTATGAAGATGACAAAGAAATTTGACAAATTAAATGAGACTTTTAACGTAGATGGTGAGATAGTCTCTGTTGAAAAAGAAATTAAAACACAAATTGATAGAATTCAAATAAAATCAGATGATGTTGCAAAAGACTATGAATATACGAGGGGTAACTTATATTCATTAATAGAAAAAGGTCAAGAGGCAATTAATGGTATTTTAGAACTTGCTCAGGAGAGTGAAATGCCTAGAGCTTATGAAGTGGCGGGTCAACTTATTAAAAATGTTGCTGATGCAACAGATAAATTAATGGATCTTCAAAAGAAACTTAAAGATATTGAAGAAGAAAAGCAGAAGGGCCCAACAACAGTTAATAATGCATTATTTGTAGGTTCAACTGCCGAACTAGCAAAATTACTCAAACAACAAACAGAAAATGAAGAGTTTTAAGAAGTTTCAAGAAGAGTGGACGAATAAATATAAAAAGAGTATTGATTGCTCCAACCCAAAGGGATTTTCTCAACGTG